TAGCCGCCTCGGCAGCAACCGAAGTTGCAACCGCTGTTGGCACGCTTCAGGTTCTCACCGACCTGGTGACGATGATAATCAACGATGGAACGGCTAACGCCAGGTTTTCAACCAGTGCCCTCCAGAATGCTCCATCTGGCGGAGGCGGAGGAGGATCTACTACCGTCAACGTGCTGCCATACACCGGGGCGGTGCCGGATCGAGTTGAAGGCACAACGATCAAGGTGTTCTATAACGAGCTAACGAACGTATCGGTTGGCGTAACGGATGCGACGGGAGCGGCGGTAACGCTTGACGCAAAGACGCTCCGGTTCTGCGTTGAGGATAGATACGGGGTGGACGTGTTGACGCTGACCGATGGCGACATAACGCGAAGCGGATCGACGTTTACGGTTCAGATTCCGCAATCGCTGACTGATACGGTTGGGGCGAATTATCGGTGGTCGCTTCGAGATTTGACGGGATCGCTTAATACCGTTCTGATTCATGGGCAACTAATTGTTGCGGAGGCGGCAGAGGATGAAGCTTAGCCTATGCCGTTGCGGCGGAACCAGAACGGCCAGCGGGTGCGATAGGTGCAAGCCGCATCGATCGCAAAGCGGAAAGACAACCGCCGAGCGTGGATACGATCACAAGTGGCGGATGCTAAGCGAACGATACAGGGCTGAGAATCCGCTTTGCGAGGCATGCCAGAATGCGGATAAGGTGACGCCGGCAACGGAGGTTCACCATATCATTCCGGCATTGGAAAGCGAATACCATCGACTTGATAGAAACAATTTGATGTCGCTGTGCAGGCAATGCCATCAAGAGATAGAAGGGATGAGACGTGCCGGGAGTGCCAGGTAGAAGCGGAAGGCGTGGCAAGCTTACCGCACAACATATTGCCGAAGGAACGTACCGAGCCGATCGGCATGGCGAACGTGTGGAGCTTGCCATCGGATCGAGCAAGCCGCGTCCGATGCTACTACTTGGCAAAGATGAACAAGAACTTTGGGACATGGTAACCGGCGGACTTCCGGAACACGTTCTACATGAAATCGATTCGCCTACGTTGACGATGCTGGTTGCTTTATGGAGCCAGTGGAAACGGCTGTGGGAGCTATGGCAAGCCGACCCGCTGGACCGTGAGCTAAGGAAATCAACGCTTGAAATTGGGGCACAAGCCCAACGGATGTTCAGCCAATTCGGCATGAGTCCGGCGGATCGATCGAGAATCAAAGCCGCACAAGAGAAAAAGAAGAGTCCAGCGGATGCGATCAAAGAGATGCTGGAAGCTAAGCTCGGCAAATGACAACCACGAAGCGACAAGTTCAAGACTACATCGACGGAATCAGGAGCGGGAAGATTGTAGCCGGACGATGGCTGAAGGCGGCGATCGAGCGGCACTTGTGGGATCTTAAACATGCGGAACAGAGGGGATACTACTTCGATGAAAAGCTTGCCGATCTTGCTTGTTATTTTTTTCCTACTTGCCTTCGCTTCACCAAAGGGGAGTGGGCAGGCCGCCGATTTGACCTTTCCGAATCTCAACTGTTCATTGTCTGGAACTTGTTCGGCTGGAGGCGTAAAGACGGAACCAGGCGTTTCCGTTACGCCTACCTCACCGCCGGTCGCAAGTGGGGGAAGTCCGAGTTTGCAGCAGGACTTGCCCTACTCCTCACAATCCTTGACTACCCATGCGAGCCAGCCGCCGAAGTATATTGTGCAGCGACCAAAGAAGAGCAAGCCCGCATCGTGTTCAACGTCGCCAAGGAGATGGCAAGAACCAGTGAGATCCTTTCTTCGCAATGCTCCAATCTTGCGAAGGCTATCTTGGTAAATGCGGACGGATACCAGGCCAATTCGTTTTTGAAGCCGATCGGATCGGACAGCAAGACATCCGACGGATTAAACATCCATGGTGCCGTGCTCGATGAAATTCACGAATGGCGAGATCGGCATTTAGGATTGTATGACAAGCTGACCACGGCCAGCGGGGCAAGGAGGCAACCGCTAATCGTGATGATTACCACGGCGGGCGATGATCGATCTACCGTGTGGAACAACATCGATAGTATCTGCACGCAGGCTTTGCAGGACTACCGAAACGACGATCCCATAGGCGACACTTACTTTGCGTTTATCGCCCGCATCGACGATGCGTGGATTGATGCAAATGGGATCGAACATCCGGCGGACGATCCTTTCGATTCGGCATGCTGGAAGAAAGCCAACCCGAACTATCCCATAACGCCAAAGCACGATTACCTACAGGAGCAGGCGAACGCTGCGAGATCGGGACCGATTGAGCTTAACAAGTTTAAGCGGTACTGCCTGAACGTAAAAGTAACAAGCAACGAAAAAGCCATCGACGATACGCTTTGGAGTTTGGCGGCTGGCGAGCTGTCCGACTGGAACAAAGCGGAAGTGGTTTGCGGGGCTTGGGACTTAGGCGGACGTGATGACTTGGCGGCGGTATCATTGGTTGCAAGGTTCCATGATGGAACCGATCAGGCCGGGGAGAATCGATATCGTTACGAAATACAATCAAGATCGTTTATCAACAGCGAGAACGAACGAGACATAGCAAAAGAACCATGGGCGGATTATGTCCGGCGTGGTTTGCTGGTTGTTAGCCCGTCTGAGCTGAACGATTTGAAGGCAACTTGCAAACAATGGTGGCGAGAGTATAAGACCAAGGACTGGGCGTACGATCCCCATACATCAAGAGACGTTGCACAGGATTTGACTAGCGACGGCTTGAAGTGTGTTGAGTTTTACCAGAATTGCAGCATGTACAACGAGCCATTGCGAACATTCCTAAAAGCATTGAAGGCAGGAGCAATCCGGCACGATGGCAATCCTTTGCTGGCGTGGTGTGCGTCCAACTTGGTGACGACGCAAAACGCCAAGGGCGAGGTGATGCCGGATAAGCGGGGAAGCAAAGAAAAGATAGATCCGATGGTGGCTACGATCATGGCGTTTCGTTTGGCAAGCTTGGCACCGCAGCGGGCCAAGGGTTCCTTGTTTGTATTCTGAGGGACAACCGATGGCATTGAATTGGCGAACCTTGCGAAACGCGATTGGTTCCATGCTTGGAGGCATGGAGGACAGCAAGCACGTCGGACCGGAAGAAGCGATCAGCATTCCGGCGGTGTGGCATGCCATCAGCAAGATAGGCGGGCACGTCGGGCAATTGCCGTTGCACGTCTATCGGAGGCTGGATCGAGGAGCGGAGAAGGCAACCGAACACCCAGCCTACAACCTAGTCCGCAACAGGCCGACGCCACTCCTTTCCGCGTTCGACTGGAAGGAGCTATCCATGGTCCATGCCCTACTATGGGGCAATGCTAGATCGTGGATTGTGCGGGATGCGTCGGGGCGTCCAATGGAGATCCTGCCATTGCATCCGGACAATACCGTCTGCGTATTGTTCCAGGGTCAGAAGTATCACGTTACCAAGCCGGCAAGCGAAAGCCGGGAAAGCTTGTTTCGACAGTTCGTGATTCAGCAAGATGACATGCTGATTATCCCCGACGCGGACGTCCTGCATATCAAAGGAATTTCCTTTGATGGCATCGATGGAAAGGGTAGCATCCCGACGCACAAGCGAACTTTGCGGATCGCCATTGACAGCGAGCGAAGCTTAGAGAACCAGCTAAGTAAAGGCTTTGCCGGATCGATCTTGCTTGAGGCACCGGCAGGAGCGTTTGCCGACGAGCAGGACGCGAAGCGATTTGTGGAGGCGTTCAAAGCACACCACAACGGAAGCGAGAAGGCCGGGCAGATTGGGCTGTTGCGTGAAGGCATCAAGGCCAACGTTATTAGCATGAGCAGCGTAGACATGCAGATGATTGAGCAAAGAGCGTTTAGCCGTCAGGATATCGCCCTATTGTTCGGGCTGGAGTCGATCTTAGGAGACAATGCGAGCGTATCCTACAACAGCCTGGAACAAAAGAAGCTTGCATATCTTTTGGATACGCTGATGCGCTGGCTTGTTAAATGGGAACAGGAACTAGATTACAAGCTACTGAGTGACGCTGAAAAGCAATCGGATTCGCACTACTTCAAATTCACTGACAGGGCGCTATTGCGGGCGGATTCGCAGACGCAAAGC